CTTTCCCACCCCGCGATAAAGGTTGTTGGTGGCCTGTACCCATCTCAGGCTTGTCCTAGTCACGAAAGTGTGTCAATTGAAACTTAGAAGATTGGACGTTTCCGCTCAACTGATGTACACCACACTTGAGAACTCCGACTTGGTTGTCTGACTTCACCAACACGGCTGGGGACTGTGGTCAGAGAGCAGGCATTCACGCTCTTCGCCTGACCAGCATTCGCAGAATCAAAATCTACGGGCCTGTGCCTCAATCCCCATGCGTGTTGTTTCCAACGCCCGTTGAACATACGTTCTTCAGGCGCTGAACATTACTTCACTATCCTCTCAAACGGCAGGTCGCCATCAATGTTGGCTGCGAACAGCAAGAACTCTACTGCTTCGTCCTGATCGCTGGCAAATGCGATTGGGCACTTGTCATCATCGGCACCGCTCCAGTCATCAAAGCACGCTACCCAAAAGCCTGACTGATACTCTAGCACGATTTTATGGCTGTCGGGGGTGTAGGTCAATGTCTCTGGGTAGTCGCTGATGCGCTTGATCTCTTGCTCTTCCCACTTCTGGGCACCAAGGTTGATCAGGCGGTTAGCACTTGCCTGCACTTGCTGGTCGAATTCTGTTTGTGTCATGATCTCTGTCCTTCACTGTTACGACTGCGGGATGCTGCCGTTGATGTAATTGTATATTAAACATAAGGGGCTATTACACCCCTTTGTGAATTTATTTACTAGGTGTTTACCCTAATGCCTCTTCCAACATTTTTGGGCGCTGGATCACGGTCTGCTTGACGCCATCACGCACGCCATGCTCTTTCACGGTGGCCTTCACGGTGGCTGTATGGCCCTTGGCGGGGAAGTCGTAGGACTTACCTTTGTAGATGACTACGTTCTGGTCTGCGTCTTCGCAGATGTGGATGTAGTTAGAACCATAGATGCTATCCAGAACGATGATGTGGACGGTGGTAAGGGTAAGGGTCACCTTTTGTCCTACAGCGCCCACAAAGGCGCGATTGGCGTTCAGAGCAGCCTTCTCGCTGGCCCACTCGGCTTTCTTGGCTGCACGAGCGTCAATGCCCTTGAGAATTGCTTCGGACTGTTTGGGTGACAACTTGCCAAAGGTGTCCAAGGCTTGAGCCATGCTACCCATGAAGCCTTCTTTGTACGACAAGTTGCCGTGGTCGCTATAGACCCGACCAGCTTCGGCGGCGTCGAGGATTTCAAGCGCACGAGGTGTATTGGCAAGCCATGTCTTGCGTGCATTCATCAAAATGTTGCGCTTGCGGCCTGCTTCCCATGCTGCTGGGTGTTCAATGTTTGACATAATTTACTCCTGATTCACTGTCCTGCGGATTGCAGTGGTGTAATTGTATATTAAACCAACGAGCCTCAACACAAATATTTACTAGGTGTTTTCCCTAAGTCTTTTTTACCCGTCTTGAGGTGGGCCATCATCCTTTGGAGCGCCTCCATCGTGTAGTTTGGCTCTTGGCTCTTCTTGATCCACTCCTCGATCTCAGCAAGGGTGAAGTCGCGCCCGTCGTCAAATCCGCGCACATAGTCGTTCATATTTCCTCCAAATTCAAATAAGTGGTGATGATGTAGCCAAAGGACATCCCGCCCCAGATCAGCGCTGCTTTGTGCAGCAGCCCATCCCCGCCCCAGCCAAAGTACAGGCAGGCAGCGGCCATGACGGCCACCACTATGTCAGCAATAATGGTATCCCTGTTCATGCTGTGTACTCCAGTGCTTGCAGCTTGCTGATGCGGGCGTTGATCTCCATCACGGTGTTGTTGAAGTCTGACATTGCCTTTTCCTTCCGAGCCTCCAGCGCGGCGATCTGCTTGGCCGTTGGGTCAAAGCCGTCTGGCACCTCGACTTCAATTTCTTGCTCACATACAAAGACGCGCTCGTCATCATCTTGCACTTTGAATGAAAAAATTTGGTAGACACCCTTGTCATCCCAAAGGTACTTTTGAAAGTAAACGTAAGCAGTAATCTTGATTTTCATGATGTTCTCCTTGGGGCCGAAGCCCCGTTTGGTTTATTTGCTGGTTGGTTGGTTGAAGTATTCGCCTACTGGTCGGCCAAACTTTTTAGGACTGCGGCCCATTTGCATTCCCAAGGCGAAGATGGCATCGTCACGGTTTTTGGCGGTAAAACCTTGGCCTAGTTGGCCGATGGCGTCTTTGTAAAAAGCGTGCCACATCTTGATGTTTCGGTGGTATTTGACTGTGATCATGTTGTTCTCCTGATTAACGGCTGGTGACCTTGACCGTGAACACGGCGGTGGTCTTGGTGTGGCTGGCAATCTGCTGGGCGGTGGCACCTAGCTCGGCCAGAAGGGCTTTGTAGTCAACCGATGAGCGGTTGGTCTCGCTGTAAGTGGCCTTGAACAAGGCACCCTCTACAACCTTGGCACCGCCTGCGCTGGCGCTGTCCTTGATGCCGTCCTTGATGGCGTCAGCACGGTCGGTCAGGTCTTTGATCTGGGCCAGCAGTGCGCCGAGGGTGTCTACGTCATTGAGTTTGAGATCGTTGTTCATCGCTGTTTCCTTCACTGTATCGACTGTGCGGTATTGCTGTGTCGATGGTGATAGTGTAACACCAAATTAAACGATACAAGACTTTTCTCAATTTATTTTCTAGGTGTTTACCCTAATCTATGTTTCCAACTATGCCCCTTGGCAATTCGCCACAGGTGCGGGTATCTCAAGCCGTACTCTTTTGCCGCCTCACTAGGGCTGATCAAACCAGCCTGCAAGCGATCAACAAGCTCAACTGGCACGGTTGCCGCATGATGGGCTTCGCCTCGCTTGTAGAGCTTCCTGTCCGTTCGGTCTTTCATGTTTCCAGTTTGCGTATCCCAGCGAAGGTTCTCAATGCAGTTGTTGGTTGGGTTGCTGTCGTTATGGCAAGCCAACTCATGCTCTTCTGGCTCACGATCAAAGGCTATCAACACAAGCCTTGAAACAAGCTCTGTGAATTTCTTTTTATTGATTCCAAAGCGCACGGTCATGTACCCGCCTCGGTCGTACTGCGATAGCAAGCGGCCCTCGTATCTTTGGGTCACAACACCATTGATCAGCCCGCAATGCTTTGTTACTGACCTAGGGTAGGAATAAATGCGACCCATATTCGATGCGGCAATGAAGCCCTCAAATTTGGGAACATCTCTAAACTCTTCATTTGGCAATGCCAAGTAGGGTTGTAACGTCATCGAGCAAATCCTTTTCGGTGTATCCATAGTGGGCTTCAAACGCTTTGCGGCCCATGCCATGTATACCCATATTACCACGATGATGCTGTGGGCACAAAGGCAATACAGTCATATGGCTTGATCGTTGGGCCATACCAACCCCACTTCTAGGATGATGCAATTCGCTTGGCGTTCCTTCATACCCCATGCGTTTACAAACCATACAACCTAGCTCGGCAACCCTGCTCATGTGCTTTCTTTCTGCGGCAGTAGTCATGGCCTTGGGCAGTCTTCAGGCACCTTCACGGCCACATACACAGGGGTGACTAGGCGCTTCTTTGGTATCACCCAGCGGTCTATGTACACATCGGGCATGGCGACCAGCGACTTGGCTATAGATCGTTGGTCAAGGCCAGCTATAGCGCAAAGTTCTTTTTTTGTTAGGCCATCTTCATAAGCCAGTAGGGTGTCGCGTATTAGCTGGTGCCTAGATTTTCTCAAGCGTTCTTCTCCTTGAGTTTGGTTTCTGCAGCAATAAGCACCTCATCCCAGCTAAGTTTCGCCTTTGCAAATACATAGACATCTTCATTCGTCAGCCCTACCCACGGGCGCTGTGATTGCTCTGCATCTTTCATCGCTTCTTTGAAGTCAGCCACAAAAGATATTGCTTGCAAACCATATTCCTTAAGAATATTCTCAACAGCAGGAAACCAATCTGGTGGCTCTGTGCGCTGTGGTGGGGCGGTGTAAAGTTTTGTTCCCACTGGCTGCATGATTTCAAGATAGCCAATCGTGATTCCATTGATGCGTTGCACGGTTCCCACAGGCTCCTGCGCTGGCTGTGCCAAGGCTGCTTGCCATCCTGCCCATGCCCAATATGCAAAGCTATCCCGTTCGTATGGGTTAGTGCTGTCATCGTAGTCACTATCCCACCACGCATTAAACGCTTCGCTGGGTGTGTCCCATTGCTCTAGTTTGTCCTGCGCCATAGCGCGTTTTGATTCGTAGCCTGTCATGTTGTTCCCCTAAGAAAATACCCAAGTACAAGCCCGATGCAGTAAGCACCAAGTAGTGTGTAAACCAAATTAAGAAATTTTTTCATGTTGTTCCCCTTGAGTGTTAGCTCTTTTTCGAATAAATTCAGCTACGCCTTGTTTGTCATAGCCGTACAAATTTTCCCATTTTGTTGCAATGAAATCACGCTCCTGTGCTGCTACCAAGGCGGCAAACTTTTCCAAATCTTGGTCATTGATACTATCTGAACTTGGGCCTTCCCATCGTTTCATTCCAATATCGCCGTTTCGTACAAGCCCCGCTTGCATTGCTAGTTCAATGATGTTCATAGCTTCCCCCACAACACAAGTGCAATCAGCACCACACCAGCCACTA